GCCGTGTATGAGGATTTGCTCGGCTACAATATGAACACCGAGGTTGGCATGTGTGGTGCACCCCTGACTATCGCAGTGAACCGTCATTATGGCGGGCGCTGTTATCTGGGGCTTCACACCGCAGGTTCCCCTGGGTACCTTTCCAGGAAGGGTTTCTGCACTATCGTGACCGCACAGATGGTTGAGCAAGCTGTCAACGGTTTCAAGGCAGTGAGAGATAATTTCGCAGAGGATATGGAAGCCAGAGGTGTGCCCGTGGTGGACTTGAACTATCGCGAGGAATCTGGGCTAGTGGGAGACGATAAGCTCATTAAGGGCAGTTTCACATTAATTGGCATGGTATCAAAGCCCGTGTCAATGAGCCCAAACACCAAGCTTAAACAGTCGCCAATTGGTGAGTTGGAAGTTTTTGGCCCTAACCCTCAGAAGCCCGCTCATATGAAACCCTTCTTTGACGCAGAGGGCAATTACATTAGCCCTATTGTAGAGGGGTTGAGAGCATATGCTAGTGATTTGGAGTACCGTGAGGTCCCTAACATCCATGCAATTGTTGCCCTTGCCACTAAACCTTTTCGGACAGCTTCGATCAGCGACACACGCCATATTTTCAGTTTTGAGGAGGCGGTGATGGGCGTTGAAGGGCTCAAGATTAAGTCTGTGAGTAGGGCAACCTCTCCTGGGTACCCTTATGTTTTGGACACAAAGGGAGGCAAGAAGGCCTTCTTTGGAGCAGACGATGAGTTTGACCTGACTTCGGACTTGTGCCGTGAGTTGGAGCAGAGAGTCGAGTACATCATAGACAGTGCCCGTAGTGGTACTCGTTTAGCACACGTCTTCATTGATTTTCTCAAGGATGAGACTCGCCCTATTGCTAAGGTTGACTCAGGTGCCACTCGTATCATTAGTGCTGCACCTTTGGACTACGTGGTTGCATTTCGACGGTACTTTGGCGCCTTCATGGCAGCCATGTTCCGACATCACACAGTCAGTGGTATGTGTCCGGGGATTAATCCATACTCCGAGTGGTGGATCCTTGCATCAAAGCTTTCTAGCTGCGGTGACAGGGTCTTCGACGGAGATTTCAAGCGATTCGATTCTTCCGAGCAACCTTATTTACACGAGGTCATCTTGGAATTCATAAACCAATGGTACAATGATGGAGAAGAGAACGCTTTGATCCGGAAGGTCCTGTGGTTAGAGCTGGTCCATTCGCGCCATTTGTCTGGGGACAGTAGGAACCAGTGCTATTTGGTGCAGTGGAATAAGTCTTTGCCCAGCGGGCATCCCTTTACCACTCCC